GCGTAACCCCCAATGACGTGAAGATATGGTAGCGATAGAAATTGGGATAATCCGCCATCGTCCAGCTAAGGACGACGTAATCATTCTGGTTATCTCCTGTCTCCAACGTAATCGGCGGCGGAGGAATCGACTCGGTGGTGCTGACCTGGGCATCGAACTCGGGGGCAATGCGGAGAACCGACGACGAAACAACCGATGAGTTGGCCACCCCCAAAGTCGAGCCCAGTTCAACGTATTGCTTGCGCAGAAATTCGGCCATCTTGAGATTCCGTGTAAACGGAGACTCCATGTTTTGACCAAACCCCGCCTGGCCGTATCCAGTAATGTTACCCACCAGATCGGCCTGTTTGGCAAATCGTGTAGCCCGAATTGCGCAAACTTCAGCCCACGCAAGCAACAGCACGAGCCGCTCCTCCGTCGCCGGAAGCGTCAGCATCGTCATGGACGGATTATGCTCTAGCAAGGCGTCATTGATGAGCGCCTGAAGCTGAGCGTCCGAGAAATCATCGCTAACCTCAATGTCCGCCTTGAACTTGAGGGTCGTAACTAATGTCCCTAATACAGCCATGATTCCTTCCCGGACTCAGACGATTGCTATTCCCAAAATGCCACGCCCGAATCCTTCAATACGCAGGCAATATTCAACGGAACAACATACGCCTGGCGCTCCACCATTGCCCGAATGTTCAGCTCGGTGCCCACATTGAACGAGCCGATAATCGGCGGAGGCTCGATGGTCTTGAACATCGTAATTCGAACCCAGCCGCCCTTAAGTTTTGGAATCGCAATCTCAGGCACAGGTTCCGGCATGATGCTGACGGTAACATGTGGTTGCGCTTTTTCGGCTTTAGCTTCGTTCACCACATTCATAACCACATCGGGAATGTCCGATGGAGCTTCCACGGGCTCCTCGATTGGAGCGAGCTTCGCCTTTTTTCGAGAAACAGTTGCCACAGGAAGCTCTTCGACTTCCTCTTCTTCCACTTCAACCGCAATAGGTTCCTGCACTTTAACTAACTTTTTGCTGATGGGTTTTTTTGTTTTCATAACAGCTTTCAATGAGAATGGGCAGGGAGCCAGCAGCGACAACTGGCCCCCTGCCTGCGTGCGCGTCGGGTTAAGCAGATTCGAGAATCACTGAATGGCCGGTTTCCAGAAGGGCCGAGCCATAGATTGCGTAGTATGCCAGGGAGTGCGTTCGCCCGAAGTCTTCGATGCCATTGTCGCGCATCTCGACTGGAAGAGCGTCCGCCAGACCCACGGCGTAATCGCCGACCATGATGGCCCGATACACGTTCGTATAGGTGTTCGCGGCAATCGACGTATTCGAGCCGGTGTCTTCATTGTCAGCCCAAATGTCCTGAGTGCCGATCTTGATCATCTGCACCTGGGTTGTTTCGATGAACCGGACATCGGAGATGCGCCCGATTTCGCCGTTGACCATGAGCTGCGGATTGGCGTAATCGGCGATATTCACCCACGCCGAATCCCGGCGCAGCCACTTCGCCTGGTGCGGATGCACAAAGCAAATATAGGCATCGCCGCCAAACTTCGGGGCCTTGGCCGTAGCCAGAAGCTCAACCGCATCCTGGATCTGGTTCACGTCCATGTAAGAGGTCGTGCCAATCCCGGCGCGATCCGTTGCCGCTCCCGACCGCTGCGAATACACCACATTGGTTCCCGCAGACAGAACATCGCGGATAACCGCGTCCCGCCGTTTGGCGTAGAAGCGACCCAGCGCGATAGCCGCATCCTGCATCGTGTCGGTGAAAGCTGACCGGAGCAGATATTCGGACATCGACACAGCCTTGACATGCTCCGTTGCCGTGATCGACAGCGTGCTCGTCGAGAGCGTGGTCGGAGTGACCGTCTCGGTCTCGGTGATCGCATCCGTGCCAGACAGCGCGGAGTACTTGAGGAATTTGATGGTGTGCCCCGGAAGCGCCGAGAGTTCAGTTCGCTTCACGCAAACACTCTCGAATTTGAGGACCGGCTGCGCGGCCAGCAGAATTTCTCGCGCCCAAACGTCAAGCACCACATTGTCGAGCTTGACAAAGCCCGTAGTGGTTGTGCCAACAATATTTACAGACATACTGAGTATCCTTTCTGGTTTACCTGTTCAATCCTGTTCATCGCTCACTGAGCGACCGGATCTACCTCAATGAAGGATACCGGGCCGCCGTTTGCGCCAAAAGGGCGTTGCGGTGCTTTCGGTATTCCTCATCGGTCATAGACCGGACATTTTCCAACGTAACTGCGCCCGCATTTGGGGCAGGATTGGGAAGGCTTCCAGAAGGCGTTGACGAAGGGTTGCTGTTAATGGAATTCGGTGAACTGCTCACCGCTCCCGGATTAGCGCCCAAACTTTCTTTGACCTTGGCCACGGTGGACTCCCAGACCTTGCGGGACTCGTCAATCGAAGCCCGCAATTCCTCTTCGGTGTCCCCGCGAACCAACGCCTCAATCAAATTTCCTTTCGACTCGGAGATCAGCTTCGTCCGAAGCTTCTCCAGCTCATGCTGCCGGTTTCTTTCCTCCAGCGCCGCCAAGCGTTCTTGGGCGTGTTTCAGTGTTTTGGCGTACTCCTCGGAAATCTTTGCTTCAGTGGCGGCAGTCACTTCAGCCACCAGTTGCTTCAAATCCAGCTTGTCACCGCCCTTGACGGACTTCTTTACAGCTTCAAGCTGGGTCTGCAACTCTGCCAGGGAAGCGTCTTTCGCGCCGACTTGCTTCGTCAGGTCGTCAAGCTTCGATTCGGCTTCCTGGATTTTGGCGTAGAGCTTGTCTTTCTCCTCCTTGCGCACTTTAGCCAGCAACGCCTGAACCTCTGGACTTTCCAGCGGGTTCGCCGGTGGCGTAACTGCGGGATTTTGCGGATTCGGGTTAGGCTCGGGAGAAGGATTCGGGTTTTGTTCTGCCATAAAAAAATTCAATTAAAGGTTTGGCCATCAGCAGGTTACTACTATTTGTTCCACTTCGGGATACTCGGAATTCCCTCCGAGTCAAAGACCTTGTGGGTGAGGCCCCCGGTAAACTGCTTCACGTTGATGGGTTTCTTCCCGATGGGAGTTGCCAGATTGGCCCCTCCCGCATCTGCGTCATTGCCCTGATTGGCACCCTGGGCGCTTTTGAAGTCGCCCTCATAGGTGGTGTTTCGTGCGTTCATGCTCATATTGGCCCTTTCTCGTTTGAGTTCTGTTGGATGAAGTTGCGTCACTCACCCGGCTTCGCAACCCTGTCTTTCTCGGAATATACGGGCATACGACCCGCGATTTCAAGTAAATCTTCTGACAAAAACGGCGAGCCCAAGAACACCGCCGACTCGTTAGGCAAAACACACTGAGCCGCTTTTTGACGTTCGTAGGCCATAAACAGGTCGGAGCGATTGTCTGCCGCCAGCTCCAAAGCGATTCGCTGCATATCCTCATTGGACGAAAGCATACGAATCGCTTCCGCTTTGCTGAGCAGCCCCGCAGCCAGCTTCTTCACAATCATGTCCAGCTCCGCCTGCGTATCCCTGGGAAGAATGGATGTAAAACGTATATCGGTAAGATACCGCTGATCGGGATTGTCCGCCAAGGCGGTCAGGCTATCGCCCAGAATCTTCTCATGGGTTTTCAGAACAATCTCGTTCACCTTGACGAAACGGACTTGAGCCGGAATTTGCTTTCGGGAAGTTTTCTCCACCAGCGGCAAAAACATCAGCTTGAGCGCCAGCCCGGTCGTGTTCGAGATCCGCATATCGGAAGCGTCCAGGGACATTTGCGGAATTTCCGCCAATTCCAGAATCTCCTGGCGCAGCGAGTTGCGGTAGTCAATCACCGCCCGAAGATCTCCCTTCAGCTCCAAGGTTTCGATCTTGGCGTCCTTGGGCAAGTTCGACCAAACCTTGTTGGACGCTCGTTCGATGTTTTGAAATCGAGAGCCAAAAATAACGGTCGTCGGCTCGCCATAGTAGCCCACGATCCGGGAGATGGCATTGGTTACGTCGTTCAGCGCCAGATTGAGATCGCCAATTTCATGTAGATCGGAAATGCCGTAGGGGGAAACGCCTGTGAGGATATTGGGCACATGAACAACATTGACCATGCCCAAGGGATTGGGCTTACGGTCCTTTTCCTCCTTGTTTAGATATGTAACGATCTCTGTCGGTGTAATTGTCATGCTGAATACCTGCGGCTTTCCCCCTACGACAATCGGATATTGCAACATGAACGCCGCCATTTCTGACGGATCGCTTTCATTCCATACGGGAAAACAGTAAGCGGGGTTGAGCGGAAAGATCGCCGGGCGCTGCTGCCCCGTCACGTCATCCGTAACGGTCGTCACATACAAAAACGCATCCCCGGTCACAGAGGCAAACATGCCCATCTTGAACAAAATCTCCATCTCCCGGCTTGCTTTCCAGCACAGATCGAGCAGAACTCCCAGCGGCTCATTTCCTTTGGGAGTTGCGATGGAAAACCCGTTGGCCACAAACCAGGAGACCGATTTGTGCACCACTTTGCGGCAGTAGTTGACCACCACTTTTCGCTCCCCCGCGTAATAGGGCGTGTCGTAGTGTCTGCCAAAATAGAAATCCCAATAGCGGCTGTAGTTGGCAAGCCTCTCGATAGACTGCCGGGACGACTCGGTGCTAAAGATTGTCTCGTTGACAACCAAGGGCTCTTTCCCCGCTAGCGCACTCAAAATCTGCCGCTCTTCATCGGCAATCGTCGGCGGAGCGTAAATGTCAGTTCTCCCCGAAAATTCCTCCCGGCGCAAAGTAACTAAAGAAATGCTCATATCATCTCAACTCCTCCCCGCGATTTCTCGCAGGGCGATGCCCTATCTGAAAAACGGGTTATGATCCAAAAAGTCCAAAGTCGTATCAACGGGCGTATTCGCTCCCCAGTTGGCAATCACAAGACTGTCTGGATAATCATCGTGAGCGCCTTTTTCTTCGGGGTGAGTGACCACCATCAGTCCATTGTGATACGACTTCAAAAGCTCCGTCATCTGGAAAATAAAGCGTTGATGCTCGATTGTAGCTGTCGCTTTCGGGCTGGCCGGAAATGTAACGCGCCCAGTATGCAGATCGGCGGAAAGCATTTTATATGCCTCTGACTTGACCCTGGGCTGAAAGTTGAAGGGCTCCACGAATACGGGCGTGTCAGCAAAACAAGCCGCGATTCGGTCATACAGAGGCATGCCTGCGGTGTTCGAATCCAGAATGACTTTTTTCAGTGTGGGGATGCTGCGAAGAACGGGGATGATTGAGGCGAGCTGAATCTCGTAATTGTCGCCCTGAAATTCCATCCAGCCGATGATGTGCTTGCGGTGGCACTCATATTTATGTTCCCCAAACATGTCTGAGGAATACAGAGACTCTACGGGATTGGTCCAGTCCACTGCCGTGAGCGTAACCACTGTGCTATCGTGAATTTTACCCCAGTCAATTCCCGCCACGATGGAATACTTCTTCATCCAGACCGGATACGGAGCTGTCCAGATCTCGGAGAAGGGTCCGTGAGTGAGTGCCACTTGAGGATGAAGCAGAGCTTCCTGGGTGATGAACATTCCGCGCTCAAAGATGAACTCCGCGCCATAGCTCATCTTGAACTCGTCGCTGTGCTCGCCCAGCTTGGCCTTCTCGCTCTCTATGTATTTCTTATAGAGCGAGTTATACTCCTGGCAGATCGTGAAGGGGAAAAAGAAATGCCGCCTTTTTCGAGTGACAAGCTGCTGGCGCTCATTCCTCTTGATCGTTTCGTAAAAGTTGCACTTCTTGGCCGACGCTGTGCCAATTTTGCAAATCGTGC